CCTGGCCTTATTCCCCCTTTCCCAACTGCTCTGTTAGTCAAGCCCGGGGATTGCATCACACATTACCATTGGGCCTTCAAGGGTTATCTCGAGCTTCTCCGCCAAATCGAAATGTATCGAAAGCTCCAACATGACCCTATCCAAATCCCTCCACGCCCTGCCAATCAGGGCTTCGAGAATATTGCAACCAGCGTGCCTTTTGTACAAGCTGCTCGCAATGTAGCTCGCAATGTTTGGGAAACTGCCCGTTCCCGCATTGCCGCCGTTATGGATCTCCCGCAAAACAGCGAGGAGGTCATGAAGGCTACCACTCGATTCTTTGACGAGTATACCAAGCTCGTCCAAGAGGGCACCCCTGAGCTCAAAGCTTTTGAACAAGCCATTCTCGTTGCCGTTGGCAAATGGAACGATATGGCTGACAATATCGGCTCGGCCGCACAAGATGCTGGCCAAGCTGCCCAAGCTGCCAAGGGCACTTTCGATCGCCTCAACAATGGTATCGACGCCCTTCACACAATGCTCAAAACTGCCGCCCAATCTGTCACTGACGCCTTCGCCTGGCTTCAAGCAAACTTCGACCTCGCCATGAATGTCTTCTGTTTCGTCTATGTTTGCTGGTATCGTCTGGCTGAGCTCGTTTTCAAGCGAGAGATGACTACCGTTGAGCGAGGTATTTTTCTGGCTTCTTGCCTGAAACTTGGCTTCGCCGCCGCTGATTTCGTCACTCGCGATAACAACCGACCTCAATTCGGTGAGAAAACCAACGTGGGTGGCGGCGCTCTCTCTTTCGCCGTCATGCTCTCCACAATGCTATTCTCTCGTACCCCCGACTTCCGAAAACTCGACAAGTTCTCAAAGCTCTTAGCGGATCTTCCCAAACTCGCTGAGGGCGCTGCTTGGACTTTTGACAAAGCCGTTGAACATATCCCCAAGTTTGTCAACGCTCTTTGTGAATCCATCGGAATGCCAACATTCTTCACCGAACCTACTCTCCACCCTGAGATAGTCGACTGGGCTAAAGCTGTTGCCTCTTATGAGGAACAGTTTGTCCGAGGTGTTTTGCCTCGTGACATCGTCACCCGCAATCATGTGACTGCCCTTGTTGTTCGTGGTCGTAATTACCTTATGTCCCCAAAACGCGAACAACTTGGCCCTGTCGTCTGCGCTCATGTCGAGAAGCTCCAACAACTTGCTTTCAAGATGGCTGTCACTATCAACGCCAATACCGCCAATGCCAATCTCCGCCCTGTACCCGTCTTCGTGTTCATCCACGGATCTTCGCACGTGGGAAAGAGCTTTAGTGCCTACCCTCTCATGCAAGATGTCCTTACCTATCCTGGCATCTGTGACCCTGTTCTTCTTCAAGCGATCCTCTCCAACATCGCTCATGGTGTTTACTGTCTCACTCCTGAAACAGTTTACCGCGAGGGTTGGTGTGGTCAACTCATCACGTACATCGATGATTTCGGCCAATTCAACACTGACCGCCACCCCTCCCCGGATGACGAATGGATGTTCATCATTCGTGCCGCTTGTAATTTCGCCTATGAACTGCACACTGCAGCCATCGAGCGAAAGGGCAACACCATGTTCACTTCTGAGTTCATCCTCGCCACTACTAATCTCAACAAGGTCACCAGCAATTCCCTCAAGTGCATCGAGGCCTTCCATAACCGTATCACCCTCCCCCTCCGTGGTATCCCTGCCCGCGATTTCCGCATCGCTGGCTGGGAGAACCTTCCCGTTGAGGAGTGGGTCTTCGATAAGGAAAAGACCAAGCACTTTGGCGCTGTATATGAACCCAATGCCACCGTGTTCCTCATCGAGAAGATCGACCCCAAGACTGGCACCATCCTCCCCGGTGACGGGCGCGAGTACACTCAGCGCCAGATCAGCATCATGATCGCAGAAATGATGTTAGATAAACGTCGCCAATTCAATTCCCTCTCCCAGAATATGCACGATCGCATGTCCTTCAATGTCGACGTCTCCGAGCACATCGTCTCAGGCTCGTTCTGGGAGGCTGAAGCCGACCCTCTTGGCTATCTCAAGTTCTTTGAACGACCAGACGTGAAGCAACTCCTCAAGTCGCTCGAGCCCTGGTGGCTTGATTTTTGCCATGACCACAACTTCGCCCCTGACATTCCTGCCCTGTTCAACCCCCAAGACGTGGAACTTCTCAACGCAACCCAAGAACTCGGACGAGTTGCTTGGCAACAGTTGCTAAAGAGTCGTGCTCTCGTTATGTACACTCCCGCTCCAGCCAACACTGAGCTCACTGCTCCACAATCGTACGCGGGCATTCGCACAGTTGTCAATCGAACCCTTAAGTGGGCCTCTGAGCACAAACTTCTTCTCTTTGCTATTGGCGCGCTCCCTATTGCCGCCGTCGCTATTCGAGCTCTTTGGAAAGTCCTTTTCCCTGAGGTCGGCTTTCGTCCTCAAGCTAGTGGTGATTCCAGCCACGAAGCTAAAACTCGAAAAGAGAAGAAACCTCGCAAACGCTTCCAAGATCCAAAACGATACACACAACAAAGCGGGCGCGACCAAAGTTGTTTCGACATCTCTCAATCCGTTCTCGAACACAATCTCCTTGTCGTCGCCGATGCCAAGAAACGGCCACTTTTCCACATGTTAGCGCTTCAAGACATGATTTTCCTTATGAACCATCATTCTTATACCATGTTGGATGACCTTTCCAAGGAAACTCCAACTTTTGGTTGCTACATGTGGAAGCTGGGCGAGCCTCAAACCGCCTGGGTCCTTCGCCGTGACCACATCATCGTTCCTTACAAGGAAATCGGCCCCGACCTCATTCTAGTCGATCTTTCTCCCACACGCGACAAGTCCTGGAAGTGGCAGTTGTGGCCCAATATCGTTCGCCACTTTTTCAGCCACGAGTTCTTCGATCGCATGGTTGACACCGACCATCCCATTGACATCCTCTATCGAACCTCCTGCGGCAAATCTTCCGTAGTCGAGAAGGTTCCAGCTCGCATCGAGACCTCCTATCTTGACCTAGATAGTGGGGATACGATCGAGTTTGAGGAATCTGTCACCTACGACCTTCCAACGAAGGATGGCGACTGTGGGATACCAATCTTCCTACATCAAGACAACACACAAGGCCAAAAGATACTCGGTTTACACACCGGTGGATATCTTGGAAAGTCGGGGTTCTCGTCCCTTATTTTCCAAGAGGATCTGATACCCCATTTGCCCAAATTTGAAGCCGGTAAAAGCCCAGTTGATGTCAAAATTCACAAAGCTCAGGCACGTGCTACTCTTGATCTCCAAATCGCCACCATCCCTGTGTTCGACCTTGCCGAGAGCGTTTATTTCACCCGCAAAACCGCCCTCCGCCCAACCAAAGTTCAACAAGTTTGGACCCCGAAGCGATTTCCTGCCGATCTCGTGGGGGACGAGTTTCACGATCCCTATGACAAGATGATAGACAAACTCATCAAGGTTAAACCCCTACCCGATTTTACACTCTACGAAGCCGCGTGCGCTAGTTTCTTTTCAGACATATTCAACGCGAACGCAACAGCCTACGTCCCAGTCCAACCCCGTATCCTCACCGATGAGGAGGCGGTTTTCGGTCTGAACAATGGCCTCTTCCACGCGCTACCCACCAAGACTTACCCTGGGTATAGCCTCGCCCATATCCGTATTCCTGGTTTCACAGGTCGTGAACCATGGCTCGGAAAGCGTGTTGAAGGTCAACCCCTCGAATTTGGACCCCTTTGGTCCGAATATCTCCCAACCATACGCCACTACGAGGCGCTCCTTGCCCAAGGCACCGTCCCTGAACGTATCTCCACCGATTTCATGAAAGACGAACAGCGCGACCTCGATCCCATCACCAACAAGCCCAAGTTGGTCCGACCGATTATGGCTGACGAGTTGTGGACCAACGTCCTCGATCGCAAGTACTTTGGCGCCTACGAGTGCGCCGTTGTCAACGGACGCGTCCGCTCCCCTGTTACCATTGGGATCAACCCGAATGGCCTTGAATGGAACTCTCTCGCGCGCCACCACAATCCACACGCTGCTTGTGATTTCGACGTCAAACAATGCGATAGCAGCGAGCAAACTTACATGGGAATGTGTGGTTGCGCACAGATCAACGCGTGGTATCGCTCCAGCTCCGACTGGAAACCTGAACATGACACCATCCGTTATGGCCTCATGTGGCTCGCCTACAATCAGGTTCATGCACACAGCGCCACCATCCCACGAGAATGGGCCTCCACCGACATTCCTTTCACCACGTCCGGCGATCTTATTCATGCTGCCCTTCTGTACCGATTGCATGATGTGAAGACTACTGGCGGCCAGAAAACCATCTTCGTTACAACCACTGACGTTGGGGTTGGCGTTCGCTACGCCTACCTTGCCTTTTGGCTCAAGAAGTATGGGAACTTGGCCCCAATCACCCACTTCGCCGACTATCTTCGCCAGAGCCATAATGGTGACGACTTCATCGTTAGCCCTGGACCCAAGCACGACCCCGAGTTCACCCCAGAGACTCTCAAGTTCTGGATGGCTGACTTAGGCTTTACCCTTCAACCCCCCGAGAAGAAGGAGGGTGTGCTCACAGACAACTGGAAGCCCCTCACCGAGTGCCAGTATCTTAAGCGCACTTTCTATCTCGACTCGGAGCTTGCCCTCTACCGTGGAGCTTTATACGTTGATGTTGTCACTGACGCGCTCTGTTGGCATCGCAAAGGTTGCCTAGAGCTGCCCCAAGTTATTGAAAACTATCAAAGTGGTCTCCTCTACTTGGCTCAGCATCCAAGAGAAGTCTATGACCGCGAAGCCCAAAAGATGCGAAGCGGGTTGGTTCAAGCCTATGATCTTCGACTACCCTACCCGCCTTACGGGATTGCCCGACAACAGAGTCTCGGAATGCGGGACTACGTGGGTGTTGAGGTCCTTGCCCCCTCGGCTGGCTTACATGCAGCCGCCTTACCGGGGCAAGATGATAGCCCAGGGGTTCCCCTTGTTGCCCAAACCGGGGGCTTGGAATCGTCTTCCATTTCCCTCCCTGAAAGTCCGTATAAGAGCACCGATTTCATGGAGTCCACCACCATTTTTCCCGACGGCAGTGTCCCAGAGCCTACGTCGCGGCATTACAAGTGTCAAAGTGCTAGCGCAGTCGCTTCGCAGACCGAAATTCCAAACGAC